CCGCCAGTCGCTACGCCACCAGAAGGGCCCATAGAAGCGCCACGACGGCCATCAGGAGCATTAGGGGAGCCGGGAGTGTCGCGACCGGGGCCGCCACCACCACGAGAGCCGCCACTAGAGCCACCACCGCGATTGCCCGGATCACTGCCACCACCGGGGCCGCCCACATTACCACCACGACGCAACCCAACAATGCCACCGTCAGCAAATAGAGGACCACCACCAAACCCGGTAGGCATTGGGCGTCCGACTGCCGCGTAGTTAGCACGGATGCGATCCTGTGCTTCTTTTAGCTCGGCAGCGCTTTCAGCGTCCGCAGCTTCTTGGCGTTCTTTCATCTCATCTTGCGCGCGCATCTGTGCCTGACCACCAAGGCCAATAGAGCCAGCGGTTAGTGGAACCTTAGCCTGCTGCATAAACTGCCCACGTGCAGCCTCATCGCGGAATATATTCTGAGCACCTTGAACCATTTGAGGCGCGTCAGCGTACTGACTTTGCTGGAAAGCCTGCTGAGGGTCTAAAGTCATAGAACCCGTGCTAGATGAAGGCGTGGTAGTTGCAAAGTTCGACCCGCTTGGAAACTGAGCGCTAGCCGAAGCCGGTGGAGTTACAGAAGACATGGTTGTAGGCGCACCGCCAGCTGTTGGTGGGCCGGGCATTTGAGCAGTGCTAGTTCCCGCCAAAGATGCAGTTGGTGCTTGCACCGCAGCTTGCGACCCTTGCCCTAGAGTGCTGAGAGGGCCCGTAGAAGCCGCCGTACCCGAAGCAGAACCGCCAAGAGCAGAAGCAGACGGGTTCGTCACACTAAAGCCAGTTGCAGTCCCGCCGCCAGTTCCAGCCCCTTGAATCGCTGCATCCATACCGGGGCCCGTAGCTCCCGCGCCCGCGCCAGCAGCGCCCGTGCCAGCTTCTGCCGCACCACTAAGAGCGTTACCTAAACCACTAGCAGCGCCAGCCGTTAGACCGGAGAACAAACCACGGCGTAGCGGGTCGTCCATGCCACGAAGCTCAGCCTCAGCAGCGCCCAATGCGCCAGCAGTAAGACCAGTAGCAATCGCACCTGTGCCCAGCCCCATGCCGCCAGCAATCAACGGCGCCGCAAGAGGAGCAAACAAAAACGCTTCAGGCAGGCCGGTATCAGGGTTTGTGGTCAACTCACGCCCCATCATGTCCTGAGCAAGCGCATTAAGCCCCGCCACTTCGTCACTAGAGACGTGCATCAGCATGTTATCGCCGTTTCGTCCCTTCGCTGCTAAATCCTTAATGCCACTCATAGGGAGACCCCAATACCAGTTTGTTTACATTGTATCAATTTCTGTCGATCTCTAGGTAGGATAAGTAAAAGTCTACATCCGCTTGAGAAGACTCAATAGTTAAAACGTCATCTGCCTGCATTACGCACGATATACCGCTAAACACGTCCATTGTCGAGTTTACAGGAAGGAAGTGGTTACTGAGCAGGCTATAGGCAGTCGCTCCGCCATCAGGTTTAAGCCGTACATCAAGCAACGTGCTGCCAGAATCCGCGTTAGTGATTCGCAGTGAGTTTACAATGGCGGTATTTGCCTCGGGCACTGTGTACATCGTTGTCTCAGTCGCGGCAGGCGGCGTTTCAAATTGACGAAAATACTTATTAGCCATCGTTAGTCTCCGCCGACAAAAAGTGCGCTGTTAGAATAACCGAAGGAATTTCCGGGCGTGTCGGGTTAGTCCGAGCCGGGTAGTGTTCGATGTACACATCGGTGCTTTCTGCCCACCAAGCCATCTCAAGGTACTCGTTAACCGGGTCATTGACTGTAAATATGCCACTAATCGCAGGCACAGCATGCCCCCAAACACCTGTTGACTTACGCACTGGCACGTCAAACCGAGTATTACTGAGCGGATAGTTAGTACCTGTATTTTTCGCCCAAAGCTCGAACTCTTGAATGTTGTTTGACTGGTTAACCACCTGAAGACTTACGTTAATCTGGTACTGACCGGGGTAGTCAAAAAACAACTTGGTGTCGTCCTCGACCCGAATGCCCGACCCAAAAATAGGCGTATTCATTCTGACAATGTTTTCAGAAGTTACTCCAGCACTAGTTTGATCGGCGTCATCCATAAACATGCCATAAGGCTTTGTCATCCCTACGCTGTCTTGAAAGCCTCGCACGTGCCCGGCAAACGCCCCGCCACCTGCACCAGATGATGTCCAAGCAAGCGCGCCTAGCGTGTTCTCGCTAGTAATCGGTGTGTAGCTGTTGTTGAGCTGAAACACAATCTGCTGGACAGCTTCTTTAAGCTGGTTAAAGTCCTGCGGGCTAAACTGTGTAGTTGTAGCCGATGCAGGCAGGCGGATATTGAGAATTTTACTCATCGGCGACCATCCGGTTGGCTGTCAATACGCACATCACCGTACTTCCAAAAATCGCCTAAGTCTTTACTCTTGAGACGCAGTGCAAGCTGACGCCCTCGAATCCGCGTGTCGATGCGGGTGGTGTGAGGCCCAACGTCGCCGACTGCTTCCTGCACAAAATCACTTAGCGGATAATACTTAGTGCGCATGCGCACATTCACGTTTCCGTTTACAAAAAAATCAGGAACAAAACGCCGCACAAACATCAGCTTGTCGCCTTGGCCAAGGTCAAAGTCAGCGGACAAAATCGACGCAACCATTGGGTCTCCATCTGCATCGCGCCCAATCTCGTGGTTATACAAAAACCCGCAGCAGTCAGAAGCAATCGGGTACTCCAGCGAACCTCGGTCAACCCACGACGTGCGCTCAAGGCGGCCTACCCACCACAAGTTATCAACAATGTTGTAGCTGACGTACCGTGATGTCTCTTGGTTGCCTGCGTTGTCTGGATCAGACACTACCGTCTCATCTGAATGAGTCCTAGCAATCGTGCCGCGCTGCCCTCGAACACAGTTTAAGAACCGAGTATCTGTCTTGCCGGTGTAGTCGATGATCTCGTCTTCAATTTGAATAGACCCAGATGGTCTTGGATAGCTAGAAGTATTCTCAACAAGAATTTCTGTCTGCGTAGCGTCAATGTCGCCGTTAAGATTAGTAGGCTCTACATCGTCAGTTGGGTAAAACCAAATAATCTCGTGGTTCTCCCGATCAAGCGCGGTAAACACTTTGTCTTTCTGCTGAATGTTTAGCCCGTCAAACACAAACCGCTGCACGGTGCAGGGCAAAATACTTGTACCGCCTTGGAATACGTAGAACGCATTCTCGCCCATCCAGTAGATGACGTTGTTATAGGCAGACCACGCCCGAGAGCTGACAATGCCTGCCGAGGTGCCGATCTGTGTAAACCCAAACGTATAGGGCGGGCCTAGATACTGCATGGACTCAACTTTGTCGTCAGTCCAAATAATAATCTGGCTCTCGGTGTTAGCCGCTGCAACTATCTCTGTGCCTGCAGTAAGCAACTGACTGCCAGCGGTATTAGTCGAGGTCGGCGTCCAGTCGTTAACGTTCTCCTGCTGCGACCAGCGCACCTGCAGCGTATCAATCGGCGTACCCGCGTTGTCTTCTCCGGGTAAATTACAACCAAAACAAACCAAATGCCGATCTTTGGTAGTCAGCACAAGGTTAGATTTATGCGGCGCGTTAACAATCTGCGTGGCACGAGTTTCAGGAAATGTGGCATCCCAGATATACACTGCACCGCCACGTGGGTTAATAATTAAATCTTCGCCAAAAGTCTGCAAAGACCAAAGCCGGGGACGAATCGGAATGCCTTCAGCCCTCGGCGTACCCCAAGTATCTACGCCGTACTCACCCGCACCCCAGCCAAACTGAAACGCAGAATTACTAATTCCGGGGTTAATCTGATACTCGGCCTCAACACTGCCCCCGCCGCTAGATACAGTAGAGGTCGCTGGTGTAGAGACTGTAATTAAATACGTATCGCCGTCTACAACTTCAACTTGGTGCTCAGCGTTTATCTCGTCAGCAGGCACTCCGCCAACCGCGTCTGAACCAGAAATAGTCACAAATGCGTTGTTATCCGCACCGTGAGCCAAGTCAGTAATAGTCAGCGTAGTTGAGCCAGACGTAGTCGCAACCGGATCAGTCAGTGTGGATGTAGCTCGCACGGGGGTAATATCGACGAGCTGCCCACCGTTTTCTAAATAAACTTTAAACTCAGTGGCAAACGCAGCGTAAATCGTACCGCTAAGCACGCGCCATACTGTACTGGCACGGGGGGTGCCAAAAAGCTGATCGTCGATATACTTCTGCCAGCCGCCTATTTTTTCAGGCTTGCCAGACCGGAACCGAATTTTGTCCGAATCAACCCAGTCACCCTCCTGCGTATAGGGGGTATTCTCTTTATTGACACCGGGTCTAAAATTCAGTTCTTGGTAGGCCATAGCACATCTCCAGACATTGACGCTAGTTTAGTCTTCGCTCTCTTCAACCTCAACGTCTTCATCGTGCGTAATATGCAGCCTCGACCCATCGGCAGTACTTGTAGCCTGAACGTACAATGCTCCGCCATTAACCGACATCTCAAACTTTACGCCGTGGTACCAAAACTCATCTCCTTCAAGGAGACTACCCGCATCGACTTCAATCATGACTCTCTCTTAATTTCTTCAATCGTTCTTTGCGATCAACTACAAGCGCCTCATACTCATCTTCAGGATAAGCTGAGTAGTACCCCAGCTGTTTGAGCCTGTCACTGGCTTGCACAAGAGGCTCTAAGTCCTGCATGAATATCATACAGTACGGCTCGTCAATGTCGCTTTCCCACGTGTTGTCCGTTAAGAACTCAAGCTCAGCGTCTTCTGGGCCGTAGTCTGGGTGAAACTGCATGCAGTGCACCTCGGGAAACGTAGTGTTAAGCGCATCGACAAACTCGTTGAACTCGTCAATGTCAGGTATTGCATAAGATGCAACAACTACAACTTCTTTGCCGATCTTGCTAAACGACGAGCACGCGCCCATAGCGCCTGCATAGATATGGTCAGTCTCAATAACAGCAACTGCGTCGTCACGCCATGCTTGTCTGGCATGTGGGCAGGCTGGGAAACCGTTCAGGTGTTTATTAGGCACCTCAAGAACTTCGCGCGACCAACGCCGCACATCAGACTCAATGCTCATTTGATAGGACCACCAGCAATCCACGCGCGACATGTACGATCCGCTGCGCACTTAAACCCAAACAGCTGGCAATACCCCAGATCAGCAGCTTCAAGTGTTCTGGCTCGGTTCTCCGCCATAAACTCAGCGCCTTCTTCCGGGTAGTCTTCATCCAGCCCAATGTGGTTTTGCATGCAGGCCATCATCTTTGGGGTTTGCACAAACGCTGCACAGTTACCACACCGAGAGGTTTTAGCCTGCTCAGGTGTAATGCCCCAAAGATCAGCAACGCCCTGCCAGAAGTCCTCGTTCGGCGCATCAGGGTTCATAGGGCCGTAGTCGTATTCTTTGATGGCAATGTTTCGGTTCTTGGTATTAAGCTTGACGTCAGTTACCGGCTTGGGGCAACTCTCACCGTCTTTGTAGCCGTTTACAAGGGCTTCACCGATTTTCCTGCCTCTGTTATTAACAGCCATCTGCCTCTACCCTTTCTTTTTGCGCTTAGCAGCCGATACACGTTTGCCTGAACCTACTCGCTTTTTCTCAGAGATTTTCTTTTTCTTCTCTGACGAGGACATTTCAGACGAGGTTTTAGGAGTCTTGCTGGAAACTCGCTTGCTAGGGCGACAGTATGGAGTGCCGCGCTTACTACCTTCGCTACGGCCACAGGCTTTGCCTGTACGTACATCTTTCCAGTCTTCCTTAAACCAGCGTTTAAGGGCTTTACCTTCTTTCGTCTTGCGGACCGCCACGGTTATTTCTTCTTGCTCTTGGAGCTAGAGCTAGACTTTTTCTTGCTCTTGTTGCCCCAGTTCTTAGCACCGACCTTACGGCACTTAGCAATAGCACCACTTGCATAGGCGCTGGGGAACACTTTATAGCGCTTCTTGACCTTCTTATAACATGCGTCTTTAGGCATCGTTTGCTCCTAACAGTCCCATTTTTTGAGGTAGGCGTAGGCCGTTAAAAGCATTTTACTGCTATCCCCAAGTAAACCTATGCCACGATTACAACTGGCGCAAAGTAACCCTCTTATTTGACCAGTTTCATGGTTGTGGTCCACACAAAGCCTACCATCTTTTCTTGTACCAGACTTAGAGCTACCACAAATAGCACAACCGCCACCCTGCTCAGCCAAAAGCTTATCAAAATCTTGTTGCGTAAGCCCCCAACTATCTTTAAGTCGTCGCTCTTGCACCTGAGCGCTGTGGCACTGTTTACAGTACTTAGACTTAATCCAACCTTCTTTTGAAACGTGAAACGCGTTTCTAGGCTTGGTCGAGTCACACCGGGCGCAGTGCTTAAATTTTCTGTCTTTAACCCAGACCCTACGTGGTTTGTTGGGGTTTCTCCATTTTTTATTGTGGCACGATTTACACCGGGGGCGAAATCTAACAAGACCACTTTCATTTTTGTATGCGTAAAACTCACCAACAGGCTTTTGGGCTTTACAATCTTTACAGTTTTTTACTTTTTCGAGCAATTCCACGCTTTTCTGCTCCAATAATTTGCCGAAAAGGGGTCTGACTTACCTTTGATCCCGCCACTACGCGCACAGTAAGACTTTTTGCGCTCAGGCTGATCCTTTTTGATGCTCATGGACGGGCTGCCAAAGTTAACCTTTTTGACTTGGTCGCCTTTCTTGGCAAGCACAGTAAACTTGCTCGACTTACCGCCACCGCGTTTAGGCTTATTGTAACCGGAGAAGGTCTCGCCTCGATACTTCAGCTTACCGTTTTCGCGTTTAACATCTTTTGTCGTAGCCATCTTAGTCCCTCTTATGCTCGCTAGGGCGCCACAGCGCTCCTCGTCTAGAGTTCTCAGAGTGCGTCACCCACTCCATATTACCAGTTTCGTACCCCCGCGTAGAATCTACTCTATCAACTGAGGGTGTAAGTTTTCTATCGTACTCAGATGCAACCCATGCGTTGTACAGTCTGTGAAATTCGTCGCACGAAAGCGCCCAGTCATAAAACTCTTGTTTGCTCAGAAGCGATTTTCCTCTATACAAGTGGTGCTTTGCTTTTTGCACGCCGTTAACACGCGACTGCATATTTCTGTACAAGCGCATCAGTTTTCCTTTTTTAGTACGCTCGTATTTTTTAGTAACCGCGTTGTTGGTCTCTTCCCTGCGCTGTCTCTGACGTTCTAACTGTTTTGCGTTCATGCTAAATCCTCTTTGTAGAGCACTTAGCTTATCATGTTTATCATGACGCCATAAGCATTTCTGGCCTAATCGTCGTGCGACCAACCTCGCCAAAGTTTTTATGATAGATAATTGTAGAAGCGCTGCGCTTGCTTAAATAGCCATGTTTTGCAGCGTAGGCATCAGGTGCAGCCAGCGTGCTGTGCTGCTCGGTTATCATCATGGTGTCTTCTTTTAGCGCCTGATGATGCAAGTGTCCAACGTGTGCATAACTGTAAGTCGTGTTGCCAAACAGCTCACGAAACTTGCCAGCAAATATGCTCGACAGCGAACCTATCTTTGATTTGTGTCCGTGGTGGGCAAAAATAGATACGTTGCCCCATTGGAATGCGTAATAAGTATCAGCCGAGGTATCGACTGTGATGCGCGGGTCTTCAGCGTACAGCACCGCAAACATTTCCCGCAGCCAAGCACCTGACGCCGGGTCAT